GCCTATAAAAGCTATTGATCAATTTAACACTGAATCAGAAAAACCTTTAGTAGGTATTGTTAAGTATTCTGATGGAACTGTAGGTACTGGTGACTTAGTTGGCTTCAGGCCAAGTAGTGAGTACGAGTTTGTCGTAGATGGTGAAAGACTATATAGAGTAATGTCTAACTTTATTACAATTAAATATGAATATCAAGGAAACGAAGAAGAATATAATCCAAGCTGGACATAAAGCCGTTGAAGAACTTATCAAGGTTGCAAAAGAAGCTATTGTTGATGGTGATGATGACATTACTGCCGATAGACTTAAGAACGCTGCTGCTACAAAGAAGCTCGCTATCTTTGACGCCTTTGAGATACTTAATCGTATTCAAGAAGAGGAAGCTCTACTCGAGGGTAAGACTATTGAAAAGAAAGAAGAGAAGGTTTTTAAGGGCTTTGCCGAAGGTAGATCTAAGTAATGTACGAACAAACTTTATACAAAATAGTAGAGCCAATAAAAAAGACTACAATAAGTAGGCTTAACAAAGGCAAGAAGTGGAAGTATGGCTATAACAAAGAGCACGACGTTGTAGTGCTTTCTAACAACGGTCAGATCGGTGAAATATACGAAATACAAAACCTACGCATAGCTTTGCCTAAGCCGCCTACAGATGTGTCTAGCAACAAACATAAAAAGTGGAAACAACTTGAAAAACCTGAAGTACTTAAAAAGATTAAAACAATATTTGACTGGAAAGCGTATCCGGAAGATCAAAAAGAACAATGGCACGACTACATCGACGGAGAGTTCGATAGGCGTAGCGGTGGTTTTTGGTTTAATAATAATGGAACGCCTACGTATATAACAGGTACACACTATATGTATTTACAGTGGAGTAAGATTGACGTTGGCGCTCCAGACTTTCGTGAGGCAAATAGATTATTCTTTATATTTTGGGAAGCTTGTAAGGCTGATAAACGATGCTACGGTATGTGTTATCTTAAGAATAGACGTTCTGGTTTTTCTTTTATGAGCTCAGCTGAGGCGGTTAACTTAGCTACAATATCAAGTGATAGTAGATATGGAATACTATCTAAAAGTGGTGCTGATGCCAAGAAGATGTTTACAGATAAGGTTGTACCTATATCAATAAACTATCCTTTCTTTTTCAAGCCAATACAAGATGGTATGGACAGACCAAAGTCTGAGCTAGCATATCGTGTACCGGCGAGTAAGTTTACTCGTAAGAAAATAGAGGTTAACGAAAAACTAGAAGAGATAAAAGGTCTTGACACTACGATTGACTGGAAGAACACAGGTGACAACAGTTATGATGGCGAAAAGCTAGCACTACTGGTGCACGATGAGAGTGGTAAATGGGAACGACCAGACAACATACTCAACAACTGGCGGGTTACAAAAACCTGCTTAAGACTAGGTAGTAGAATCATAGGAAAATGCATGATGGGTTCAACATCTAACTCTTTAGATAAGGGTGGTGAAAACTTTAAAAAGCTTTACAATGATTCAGATGTTACTAGCAGAAATAAAAACGGACAAACAAAGTCTGGCTTATATTCCTTATTCATACCAATGGAGTGGAATTACGAAGGGTTTATTGATCAGTACGGTCAACCAGTATTTGAAAGTCCAGATGACGAAGTGCTTGGACCAGATGGTGAAGTAATTGATATTGGTATAGTGGAACACTGGGAAAATGAAGCTGAAGGATTAAAAGGAGATCAAGACGGGTTAAATGAATTTTACCGTCAGTTTCCTAGAACAACAGAACACGCTTTTAGAGACGAGGCAAACAACAGTATATTTAATTTAGTTAAGATATACGAACAAATAGATTATAATGAAGGAATGAGAAATAGCTCTGTGGTTAACACGGGTAATTTTCAATGGGAGAATGGCATTAAGGATTCTAAGGTAGTTTTCTATCCTGATCCAAAAGGAAGGTTCAATATAAGTTGGACGCCACCTCACCACCTTCAGAATAAAGTAATAACAAAGAACGGAGTTAAACATCCAGGTAATGAGCACGTGGGTGCGTTTGGATGTGACAGCTACGATATTAGTGGAACAGTTGACGGTAGAGGATCTAAAGGTGCTTTACACGGATTAACAAAGTTTAGCATGGAAGATGCACCACCGAATCACATGTTCTTAGAATATATTGCAAGACCACAAACCGCTGAAATATTTTTTGAAGACGTATTGATGGCATTAGTATTTTATGGTATGCCAATACTAGCAGAGAATAATAAGCCTAGGTTACTTTACTACTTAAAGCGTAGAGGGTATAGAGGTTTCAGTATGAACAGACCTGACAAAGTTTGGAACAAGTTATCTGTTGCAGAAAAAGAAGTTGGTGGTATACCAAACTCTAGTGAAGATATAAAACAAGCTCACGCTGCTGCTATAGAAATGTACATACAAAGCCACGTTGGTCACATGGGTGACGGTAACTATGGTAACGTGTACTTTAACCAAACGCTAAATGAATGGAGTAGGTTTGATATTAATAAACGTACAAAGTTTGATGCAGCAATAAGTTCAGGGCTAGCCATTATGGCTTGCAATAGACATTTATATAGACCACACGCGGAAGTGCAAAAACCAAAGCTAAACATAAACATATCACGGTATACAAATACTGGTGGTGCATCTAAAATAATAAAATAAAAGTATGGCAGAGTCTGTTATAAAAAGTTATTTTCCAAGTCAAACTGTAAGCGACGCTGAAAAGCTTAGTTACGACTACGGCTTAAAAGTTGGTAAAGCTATTGAAACTGAATGGTTCTACAACGATAGGAGTTCTGGTAAGTATAAAAACAATAGCAATGATTTTCACAATTTAAGATTATACGCTAGAGGAGAACAGTCTATTCAAAAGTACAAAGACGAATTATCTATAAACGGTGATCTTTCTTATTTAAACTTAGACTGGAGCCCAGTTCCTGTTATACCAAAGTTTGTAGATATAGTAGTTAATGGTATTGCTGAAAGAACGTACGATATAAAAGCCTACTCTCAGTCTCAAAACGGAGTTGACAAAAGAACAGAGTACATGGAGAACATTATGTCTGACATGGACTTCAAAGACTTTAACGATACTATTGCTAAAGACTTTGGTATTGACTTAAAAGAAAGTGGCGAAGAGATACTTCCTCAATCAATGGAAGAACTACAACTGCACATGCAGCTGAATTACAAGCAAGCTGTAGAATTAGCCGAAGAGCAAGCTTTGAATGTTTTAATGGATGGAAACAGATACGAGCTTACTAAAAAAAGATTTTACTATGATTTAGCGGTGCTTGGCATTGCAGCTATAAAAAACTCTTTCACAACTTCAGAGGGAATAACAATAGATTACGTTGATCCTGCTAACTTAGTATACTCTTATACAGACTCTCCTTACTTTGAAGATTGTTACTATGTAGGCGAGGTTAAGTCAATACCTATAAACGAGCTAGCAAAACAGTTTCCTCACTTAAACCAAGAAGACTTAGAAGAGATAAGATCTAGTTCTTCTTACAACAAGAACAACAATAACAGTAGGTACTCTACAGATAGAGAAGATCAAAACAAAATTCAAATTCTATATTTTAACTACAAAACCTACATGAATGAGGTTTATAAGGTTAAGGAAACTGGAAGTGGAGCTGAAAAGTTAATAGAAAAAGACGATACGTTTAATCCTCCAACTGATGTTATGGATTATTCTAAGCTGCAAAGATCTATAGAGTGCTTGTACGAGGGTGCTATGATACTAGGTACGGATAAGCTTATAAAGTGGCAAATGGCTAAAAATATGATGAGGCCAAAAAGTGACTTTACTAAAGTTAAGATGCCTTATTCTATAGTTGCTCCTAGAATGTACAACGGCAAGATAGAGTCACTAGTTAAGCGTATAACAGGTTTCGCTGACATGATTCAGCTTACACATTTAAAACTACAGCAAGTAATGTCTAGGCTAGTTCCAGATGGAGTTTACCTTGATGCTGATGGCTTAGCTGAAATAGACTTGGGCAACGGAACAAACTATAATCCACAAGAAGCTTTAAATATGTTCTTCCAAACAGGTTCTGTTATAGGTAGATCATTTACTTCTGATGGTGATATGAACCCTGGTAAAGTACCTATTCAAGAAATATCAAGTGGATCTGGTGGAGCTAAGATGCAGAGTTTGATTGGAACATACAATTATTATATGCAGATGATTAGAGATACTACTGGGCTTAATGAAGCTAGAGATGGTAGTACTCCTGATAAAAACGCTTTAGTAGGTGTTCAGAAGTTAGCTGCTGCCAATAGTAATACAGCTACAAGGCATATATTACAGGCTGGTCTATTTTTAACAGCTGATTTAGCAGAGTGTTTATCACTAAGAATATCTGACGTGCTAGAGTATTCTCCTACTAAAAATGCATTTATACAAGCTATAGGTGCTCACAATGTTGCTACGTTAGAAGAAATGTCTGAGTTACACTTATACGATTTTGGTATATTTATTGAGCTTGCTCCAGACGACGAGCAAAAACAAATATTAGAAAATAATATACAAATGGCGCTTCAACAAAAAAGTATAGATCTAGAAGACGCTATAGACCTTAGGGAAATAAGAAGCTTAAAAATGGCTAATCAGCTATTGAAAATAAGAAGAAAAAAGAAAGAGCAAAAAGATAGAGCTAAACAGCTAGAGAATATTCAAGCTCAAACGCAGTCTAATACTCAAGCCGCTCAATCAGCTGCTCAGCTTGAAGTTCAGAAAGATCAGTCTTTTAATCAAGGTAAGATGCAACTAGAGCAAATGAAAAATCAACTAGAAATGCAAAAGATGCAACAAGAGCTTGCTGCTAAAAAAGAGTTGATGGAAGTAGAGTTTCAGTACAACATGCAGTTAAGATCTGCTGATACAGACAATGTCAAATCAAAAGAAAAAGAAAAAGAAGATCGCAAAGACGAAAGAACTAAAATCCAAGCTTCACAGCAATCAGAGCTTATAGATCAAAGAAAGAGTGGAAAAGCACCTAAAAACTTTGAGTCGGCAGGTAATGATACTATGAGTGGAGGTTTTGATTTAGGTGGTTTTGATCCTAGATAAAATTTATTAACTATTATTATATTATATTATGCAAGAAGAATTAGAAAAAAACGAGGAGACTCAACAAGTTGAAGAGACGACACAGGTGGAAGAAACAACTGTTGTTGATGAAAGTAAGTTTGAAAGTGCTGGAGATGATTCAGTAATTAAAATAGACTTAAGCCAACCAATTCAAGAAGCTGCAGAGGAAGAAGTGGTTGAGCCTGTAGCTGAAGAAGTTACAGAAGAAATAGAAACACCAGTTCTTGAAGAAATAACTGAAGAAGAAGTAGAAGAGGTTGTAGAGCAAGTTGAAGAAGCTGTTGCTGAAGCCGAAGCTACTGGTAAGCCTCTACCTGAAAATATTCAAAAGTTAGTTGACTTCATAGAAGAAACTGGCGGTGACATTAATGACTACGCTAGGTTAAACCAAGACTATAGTCAAATGGATAATACTCAGGCTCTAGAAGAATACTACAGGTTAACTAAGCCTCACTTAGACGCAGAAGAAAGATCATTTTTAATGGATGAAAACTTTTCTTTTGATGAGGACATAGATGACGAAAGAGATATTAGAAAAAAGAAAATCGCTTTGAAAGAGCAAGTTGCTGAAGCGAAAGCCTACTTAGACGGGCAAAAGTCTAAATATTACGAAGAGATCAAAGCTGGATCAAAGCTCACTGGTGAGCAACAAAAAGCTGTAGATTTTTTCAACCGATATAACAAGGAATCGGAAGTTAATGAAAACAGAATTAAAAGCGAACAATCTACTTTCTTAAAAAAGACTGAATCAGTTTTTAACGACAAGTTCAAAGGTTTTGAATATAACGTCGGAGAGAAAAAGTATAGAGTGAACGTTAAAGAAGCTGGAAAAGTAAAAGATACTCAAAGCGACATTAACAACTTTGTCAAAAAGTTTTTGAACGAAGATGGAACAATGTCAGACGCTAAAGGTTATCATAAAGCTTTATACTCAGCTATGAATTCTGATTCTATTGCTAACCACTTTTACGAACAAGGTAAGGCTGACGCGTTGAAAAACAGCGTTGCTAAAGCTAAGAACGTAGACATGGCGCCAAGACAATCTCACAAAGAGTTTGAAGCTGGTGGTATGAAATACAAAGTATTAGGCAGTGACTCTTCTGATTTTAAGTTTAAAATTAAAAACAAAAAATAATTTAACAATTTAAAACAAATTAATTATGGCAATTACTCCAGGTGGTAGTTTAAATAGTGTTGCAGCTTCACAGCAACAAACACTATCTACAAACTACATCGATTTTACGTCCGCTGCTACAGCAGGTTGGGCACAACAATATTTACCAGACCTTATGGAGAAAGAGGCTGAGATTTTTGGAAACAGAACTATCTCAGGATTTTTATCTCAAGTAGGTGCTGAAGAGGCAATGACAGCTGATCAAGTTGTATGGTCTGAGCAATCAAGATTACATTTATCTTACGTTTGTACAGTAAATGCGGATGGTGATGTTAACGGTACACTTGAAATTACTACTGACATTGACGGAAACGCATTGACTACTACTCACGGTATTAGAACTAACGATGTTGTATTAATAGCGCAAGCTGGCGTTGTAGTTAAAGCACTAGTTGTTGAAACTCCAGACTCTGCTATTGTTTCAGTTGAGCCTTATGCTACAGCTGCTTTGTCAACTCTATCTGACGGTACAGCTACTGTATTAGTTATTGGTTCTGAGTACGGTAAAGGGCAAAAATACACTGACAAGACTGGTACATTTGAATCTGACAAAAGAACAGCTTTAACTCCTACTTTCAAGTCGTTTACTAACAAGCCAATTATAATGAAGGACTACTACGAGATCTCTGGATCTGATGCGTCTCAAGTTGGTTGGGTTGAAGTTTCTGGTGAAGAAGGACAAAATGGTTACCTATGGTACCTAAAGGCTGAAGGCGATACTAGAGCTCGTTTTACTGACTACCTAGAAATGTCTATGTTAGAAGCTGAGAAATCTGCTGCTGCATCAGTTATTGGTTTCGGTGATGACGGTCAAATTAGAGGTGCTGCTGATTCTGCTGCTGGCGGTTCTGGTACTGAAGGTTTATTTGCTGCTATTGAGTCTAGAGGTAATGTTACTTCTGGTGTTACTGGTGTTAACGCTGCTACTGATTTAGCTGAGTTTGACGCTATTCTAGCAGAGTTTGACAAGCAAGGTGCTATTGAAGAAAACATGATGTTTGTAAACAGAGCTACTAGCTTAGCAATGGATGACATGTTAGCTTCTATGAATTCTTACGGTGCTGGTGGTACTTCTTACGGAGTATTCGACAACTCTGAAGATATGGCATTAAACTTAGGTTTTTCTGGATTCCGTAGAGGATCTTACGACTTCTATAAGTCTGACATGAAATACTTAAACGACAAGTCTACAAGAGGTGGTATTAACGACAGAGCAGGTAGCGCAGCTATCCGTGGAGTTATTGTACCAGCTGGTGTATCTTCAGTTTACGATCAAGCTTTAGGAAAGAACCTTAAACGTCCTTTCTTACACGTTCGTTTCCGTGCTTCACAAACTGACAACAGAAAAATGAAAACTTGGGTTACAGGATCTGTGGGAGCTACAACTTCTGCTTTGGATGCAATGCAAATTCACTATTTATCTGAAAGATGTTTAGTTACACAAGGTGCTAACAACTTCATGTTAATGAAGTAAGCATATTTATCATGGTCGAGGGCTTAGGTCCTCGATCTTTTTTTTATTAATTTTTATTATATTATATCATGGCTAAAAAGCAAACAGCAGCAAAAGCTGCACCAAAACAAGAGGTAGAACCTCAAATGCAAGCAACTAATGAAATGACAGAAGTTGTTATTGAAAAACCAAAAAGAAAAGAAAAAGAGTACAAAACTCTAGAAGACGGTTGGGAAATTAAAGATAGAATCTACAGGTTGAAAGGTAATAAAAAGCCTTTATCAAGATCTATTAAGTCTGCAAACATACACTGGTTTGACGAAAATGCAGGTTACGAAAGAGAACTTAAGTACTGCCAAAATCAAAGAACTGTTTTTGTTGACGAAATGAAAGGTGACCAAAGACTAGAGCACGTTATTTTTAGAAACGGAATGTTAATTGTTGAAAGAGAAAAAACAATTTTACAGAAACTACTTTCTTTATATCATCCAGATAGAGACGTAATGTTTTACGAAGAAAAGCCAGTTGCAAACGCAATAGGTGAGATTGCTTGGTTAGAAATGGAAATAGAAGCTTTAAACGCAGCACAATCTATTGACATTGACATGGCTGAAGCTATCATGAGAGTAGAAATTGGATCTAAAGTATCTGACATGAGTTCTAAAGAACTTAGAAGAGATTTACTATTATATGCTAAGAGAAACCCAGAGTTGTTCTTAGAGTTAGTGAATGACGAAAACGTAGTTCTTAGAAACTTCGGTATTAGAGCTACTGAAATGGGTATATTAAAATTATCTTCAGATCAAAGAACTTTTAACTGGGGTTCTAACGATAGAAAGTTAATGACAGTACCATTTGACGAACACCCTTACTCAGCGTTAGCCGCTTGGTTTAAAACTGATGAAGGTATGGAGGTTTACTCCAACATAGAAAAGCGTTTTAACGCGTAATCATCGTATAGTAGAGCAGCCACTCTTCGGGGTGGTTGCTTAACTATTAAAAAAACCTATAATGGCAGTAAGTGTAGACACAGTATATCAAACAGTTTTAGCGCTAGCTAATAAAGAACAAAGAGGTTATATTACTCCACAAGAGTTTAACTTATTTGCCAACCAAGCTCAGATGGAAATATTTGAGCAATACTTTTATGACTTAAGTCAATTCAAAAGAGTTCTAAGTAACGATGATCCAATATCAGATGTAGAGTCTATTTTACAGGAAAAAATAGATTTATTTGAAGCTAGCCAAACGCTAGACGATCAAAATCCTCAGCAGCCAGATACGCATGATTCTCTATATCCTGCAGATCACTACAGAACTATAGCTATGTTCGCTAGATCGGACGGCGGCGGTAATGCTGGAATACAAAAGCTTACTAGAAAAGAATATCAACTTGTAGCTAATTCTCCTTTACTTAAACCTAACGTAGATACTCCTGTTTACACAAGCGATTGGCAAAACAATAGATTTATAGTTTTTCCAAATTTAAAAACAACAAATAGTACCGTATCTACAGTTGCTCTTTATTACGTTAGAAAGCCAAAAGCTCCAAAATGGACTTATGTAGTTGTTGAAGCGGTAGCGCTTTGGAATCCTGACGCAGACGACAAGCAAGATTTTGAATTGCATTCGTCGGAGCAAACAACTTTAGTTATTAAAATATTAAAACTAGCAGGAGTTTCTATAAAAGACTATAATCTTGCATCAGCTGCAGGTCAAGAAGACATAAAAATTATTCAACAAAAAAAATCATAATTAAATGGGTTTACTAAACGGTACAGATAATAGTTATTACAATACTTCAAGCGAGCATGGTGAGTATCAGTTTACATCTTTGGAAGACATAGTAAATCAATTCATGTTCGTGTACGTTGGAGAAGACAAAGTTATAACTAAAGTAAACAAGTTGGAAGTAGGTTTTCATGCTCAGCGTGCTTTAGCTGAAATGTCATTTGATGTTTTTAAATCAATAAAAGCACAGCAAATAGAAATTCCTCCTAGCTTAACAATGATATTGCCTAGAGACTACGTAAATTACACTAAGTTAAGTTGGGTTGATAGCGCTGGAATAAAGCACCGCTTGTATCCTACTAGTGATAATTCAAATCCTTTTCAAGTATTACAAAGCGACGATGGATCATACGAGTTTCCTAGTAACGAAAATTTATTTGCAAACTCAGATTTTACTAGTGGACTAGACGAGTGGACAATCAGTGCTCAATCTGTAAACCCAGCAGATAAGGGTGGCGTGCTGACTAGCATTGAAGTAAACAGTTTAGCCGCAAATCCTGCTGTTAATTTTCAAACTCATGCTTACCATGAAAACTTTGGCGCTTACGGATTTTGCACATACATATACCAACAAGTAGATGCTTCTGAACTAGAAAATGTTTCTTTCAAAGCAAACGCTACAACAACAGCTAGCTCAAGCATAACTATTACCGCAGGTGAAGCGGCGGCTTCAATAAATTCAAACCACTCTCAAGCCGGTACTTTTACAAAGCCAGGTAGTACTGTAAGAGTTGGACTTTCTTCGCAAGCACCGTCAGAAGAAATATCCATGAACGACTACACTGCCAACGGTATAACGTATTATACTGCAACTACCAACGCTAATCCTAGCTATTTTGACTTAGGCTATATAGAGTGGACTCAAGGAGAAACTGGTGAAAAAACTTATGACCAAGGTTTTGTAGATTTATCTAATATTGATGGACCAATATACTTAGTAGCAATGAGTATTATTGATCACGTGGACTCAGGTGTTACTGGTTACGGTAGCAGTCTTTTGTTTGACACCGCTACTGTAGACGATATATCTATTTTTAGCTCAACAACTAAAAAGAGTTTGTCAGAAGTAAATCCTGGTTTATCTTCAACTTTTTCAAGCTATAACGCTGGTAGTCCTTCGGAAAACAACAACGTTAATGACTATGAAAATAACATCTATTGGCCAAACCAAGGCGAAAGATATGGTCTTGATCCACAAAGAGCTCAGGTAAATGGATCTTTCTACATTGACGATAGGCAAGGAAAAATAAATTTTAGCTCTAATATTTCAGGAAAAACTGTAATACTAGACTACATAAGCGATAGCCTTGGAACTGACGGTGAAATGCAAGTTCATAAATTTGCGGAAGAAGCAATGTACAAAGCAATTACTTACGGTGTATTATCAACTAAATCTAATATTCCTGAAATGATTGTTAGAAGAGCTAAAAAAGAAAAATTTGCTTCAACTAGACAAGCTAAGCTAAGGTTATCAAGTATTAAGTTAGGAGAGATTACTCAGATATTAAGAGGTAAGTCGAAACAAATAAAACACTAGTATATGCCAGAAATTAAAAATAATTTCGCACAAGGTAAAATGAATAAAGACCTTGACGAAAGATTAATACCTAATGGACAATATAGACACGCGTTAAACGTAGAGGTTTCAACGTCTGAATCTTCTAACTCTGGAACAATACAAAACATACTAGGTAATGCTGTTGCTGGACAACTTGCTATTGGAGAAGGCTACACGTGCGTTGGAAGTTTGTCTGACGAAAAAAACAACAAAATATACTGGTTAGTAAAAGGTGACACAAGAGATTTAATATTAGAATACAATCACGAAACAAAAACTTCACAATGTATTCTTGTAGATATATTTACAGCACCAAGTGTAGAGCCATTTTTAAAGTTCACAGGCAAAAAAATAACAGGTATTAATATTGTTGACAGTTTTTTGTACTGGACTGATGGTGACAACGAGCCTAAGAAAGTAAATATTAAAACAGCTCCAAATCAATTTCATCCGGCTGACAGTGTTAGTCATCAATCAAAACTATACGTAAATAATGTTGAATTAGGCAACTTAATAGAAGAGCATATTACTGTCATTAAAAGAGCGCCTAGATACGCGCCTTTACTCAAAATAAATACAGTGACTGGTTCTGACGCACCAATATTTGAAAAAACTTTTCCTAGGTTTTGTATTAGATATAAATATAGAGATGGAGAATACTCTCCTTTTGGTCCTTTTACAGACGTTGTTTTTAATACATCTGGCAACAATGCTAATACAGCGTACAACACAAAAGATTCTTACAATACGGCTATGTCTAACAATATTAGTAGCATAGATGTAATTGGTTTTGTGAGAGATGACATACCTAAAGACGTTGTTGAAATAGATATACTGTACAAGCAAGAGGATTCTACTGTCATATACTCTGTGGCTAGTATAAAGAAAACAGATGATGAGTGGAACACTATAAGTAATAGTATTGGTATTCAAAACCAAACAACTAGTGGCAATGTTGAAAACGAAATGAAGGTTAGGGGTAGTTATAAAATATCTACAGAAAACGTAAAATCTGCGCTTCCTTCAAATCAATTTTTAAGGCCTTGGGATAATGTTCCAAGAAAAGCTTTATCACAAGAAATAACAGGAAATAGATTAGTATATGGTAACTACACTCAAGGTTACGATTTTACAAACAAGCCTAAGGTTTATGGTGGTTTTGAATCAAGAAACATCTTGAAAAAAGGGCCTTTGCCTTCTTTAAAGTCTCAAAGAGATTATCAACTAGGTGTTGTTTACGGTGATAAATACGGAAGAGAAACTCCTGTATTTACCTCTTCATCAGCAAGCGTAAGCCTTGGATGGTCATCGGTACAAGCTGGCGGTGAACACGCTAGTAATCCAACTTCACTTACTGCTGCGTTGCAGGGTTTTAGTGGTTTTCCTGATTGGGTTAACTACTATAAGTTTTACGTAAAACAAACGTCCGGAGAGTATTACAATGTACTTATGGACAGTGCTTATACGCCGGCTAAGACTGATACTTTTAAAAACGAAGAAAATCATGTATGGATTTCTTTACCGTCTTCAGATAGAAACAAAATAGAAGATCAAGACTACATTATTATGAAAAGGGCTATAAATGGAGATAGCGTAGGGCAAGTAATAACTGAAAACAAATATAAAGTATTAGGTATTTCAAATGAAGCTCCAGATTCTATATCTTATGCGTTTCACAGCTTAGGTAGTATAGCTAATACTTCAAACTTATTAAATGACATATTTGATGCGGATCCATCACAAGCAGCAAACCAAAGAATAGATATTGCTGGGCAAACGGTTATCACAATAGACAAACAAGAGTGGACTGACCCTTCTAACAACGGAACTATATTAAGTAGCCATTTTAATCATGAAAACAGAGACTTGCACATGTCTTGGAAGTTAATTAATGGAGACAGTTCTAGTAGATATTCAATTTCAAGCATAACAGAAGCATCAGGTATCTATACTTTAACTTTAGCAAATACAATAAGTGAAATAGATGCTAATATAGCGCATATAAATAATAATTCTTTAACTGGAGCAGATCCACAAGCAAACCTTAAAGATAATTTAATATTTAATATTGAAAGAAAAGACAAGGTAGATGGAGAAAATTTTTCTGGAAAATTCTTTGTTAAAATACTATCAGATGATTTGTTGCAGCAATATGTTCTTTCAGAAACTTTAAATATAGATTTTCAAGATTACATTTTAGCTTCTGCTTCAACCTTCTACATGGCGGACAAGTTAAATTCAAATACTAATTCAGGTATTAGCAATTCATCTAATGCTAACTTCATAGGTCAATACATAGGCAATAGTGATGTTACAGAGCCACACGAAATAAACGGACTTAATTTAACTTCAACCGCTGTTGCGTGGGAAGGTTTAACGTATCAAGCTTTAGATATTGATCGAGGGTTTTTTATTGATGCTATGTATATGGCTGCTAGCAATCCTAGTTCAAGTAGTTACGCTAAAGAAGCTGGTGTAGGTTGGGTTGGTGAAAGTGCTAATGTAAATTATCCAGAGGTGGTTTGGTCACATAGCTCAGGAAATACTAGCGTTGGATTCGGCCTTGCAGCTGGTCAGTGGGGCTGGAGATTACTAGACACTCCACTCAGTCAAATTAATGTTGGGGCTAATTTAAACATTGAATTATACGACGTATCTGGAACATCAAACCATCCTACTGTTGATGATGGCGAAGCTGATACCATAGTTGTTAATGGATTAGAAGGTATAATAGAAGCTAATAACGTGCATGAGATCGATAGGCAATGGGCACAAGATTCAATATACGGAACTAGACAAGGAGATAATACATATCAACTAGGCGGATTTTACGTGCATCTGTCTTACTTAAGTCCAGGAGCTGACTTACACAACGGTAATATACCTAATGATGTAACTATAAACGGAGAAAATGGAATAGCTAAATACTTACAGGGTATATGGGGAGGCGGTGTGTTCTCTAATTTAGATGGATCAAGTTTAGGAGCTAGTACTATTCAGTTTGTAGAAATGGAGTCTAATCCTAATAGCGTGGGTGATAATAGTGAAGAAAGCAATCCAGGCACTCCTAGTCAGTACAATGGTTATGGTTACGATGAAAACTACTTCTCTCTGCACAATGGCCAATGGAAGCCTACTTACGTTAATCCTAGCAGTAGTATTGAAAGCTTTATAAATAACATGGCTCAAGGAAACAGTTTTAGATTTCTTGAAGACACTAGTGAAACTACATACGAAATAATATCTGAAGTAAAACAAAAGCACATATACAACCACACCTCTTGGAGGAACATGTATGGCTTTGATGGTAGTAGCATATTTTCAAAATCAGATATTCACCCAAGTCCTAATGATAGCCACAGTGTAGAACGAGCTGTTTTAGCCTGGGCTAATACTGCTGATGTAGATGGTGTCCCTAATAACAGTGGTAATGATTTTACAAGAATGAAGACCGCGTTGACAAACTTTGGTAGTTCAAGCAATAGAAGAACTTGCTACATAATGCAAGTAAACAACAATCCTACTGAGTCAACAACTTACAACCCTATGGAGGGTGGAGATACTAGTGTGACTTCTGGAGGTGCTCAGCTGCCAGATTCTATTACTCCAACTACCGTTCAATTTGTAAGCACTAACAACCAAGTTGCTACTGGAGAGATAACTAAAACTCCATTGATTTGGGAAGTAGAGCCAACAAATAATGTTGAATTAGATGTTTACTACGAAGCTGGAGATGCCATACCTGTTAGATTGACAGAAAAAAATCAAAACATATTTGCACCTGAGGGCTGTAGACTTGATGTTCCTTTTATTCCTAACACAGGTACTGAAAATGTATACCTTAGAAGATGGGTTGATGACCCTGGAACTTTTGAAGTAAGGGAGCAGGGTGGCGGTGAAACAGGTTTTTCTGCTGCTGCAAACTACGTTGGAGCAACAATAAGATTTTATAGAGAAAATGGAGGATATACTAGTGGTGTTATAACTGAAGCAACAGCATATATAAACACGCCAACCGCAATAGAGTTTTTAAAAATAGAAACAGAAATAGATCCAAGCAACCAAGTAGGCTTGAGCTGGTTTAACTGTTTTAACTTTAAAAACGGTATAGAGTCGAATAGAATTAGAGACGACTTCAATACCATGCAAATTACAAATGGTGCTAAAGCATCTGCCACACTAGAAGAACCTTATATAGAAGAGCAAAGAAAAAATGGATTAATATACTCTGGTATATACAACTCTAACTCTGCAACAAACAATCTTAACCAGTTTGTAATGGCTGAAAAGATCACTAAAGACTTAAATCCTACTTACGGTAGTATTCAAAAGTTGTTTTCTAGAAATACAGACTTAATTGCTTTTTGTGAAGATAGAATTATAAAAATAGTAGCAAACAAAGACGCGTTATTTAATGCTGATGGTAACCCTCAATTAATATCATCTTCGAATGTTCTTGGTCAAGCGGTTCCGTTTTCAGGAGACTATGGTATATCTAAAAATCCAGAGTCTTTTGCTTCTGAGTCATATAGAGCTTATTTTACAGACAAACAAAGAGGTGCTGTGCTAAGATTATCTATGGACGGTTTAACTCCTATATCTAACGCTGGAATGCACGATCATTTTAGGGATAGCTTGCAAGAACTTGACATAGATTGTATAGGTACTTACGATAGCTATAAAAAACAATACAACTTAACTTTATCTGAAACTTATAAATTAAACTTAATTAAAAATTCTTATGTACAATACGGTAGCGCTTTGTCAAGCGTTAATGAAGGTCAAGAGTTAGCTTTAAACACTGATCTAGGTGGAGGCATAAACTATTCGGTTGCTGAGCTTCCTCCATTTGATGCCTATGGGGATAATGACTACGGCGGGGATGATGCTATGCCTATATCAAACAGAAGCTTTAGTCATAAAGTAAAATTAAAACACCACCCTGCTATTAGCACTTATTACACAGGAGGAGATCCTCAGCTTGCTTGGGTTGAAGTAAAATACTATTTTGATAATGGTTTAGAGTGGACAACTAGCAATAGCACTGATACAAATTTATTTTGGGAAGCTGAACAGATTTATGGAATTCAAAACCCAGGTGAAGTTGGCGGTCA